AGAACGCTACAGTGTTCCTGTGGAAGGGGCATTGTTCAGTACACACTAGGTTTACTACAAAGCATATTCAGGATGCTAGAGATAGGAACCTCAATACTAAGATCGTAGTCCATCCTGAATGTACTAGAGAAGTAGTAGATGCTGCTGATATGTCGGGTTCTACTGAGTTCATATTACAAACAATTACTAACGCCCCATCAGGAACTTCGTGGGGGATTGGTACTGAAATCAATATGGTAAATAGACTAGCAAAAGATAATCCTGATAAGGAGATATTCTGCCTTGACCCTATTGTATGCCCCTGTGCTACTATGTATAGGATACACCCAGCTTATATATTATGGGTACTTGAAGGAATTTTAGCTGGTATTGCCATCAACCGTATTGAAGTATCTTCTAAAGATAAAAATAATTCATTAATAGCTTTGAACAGAATGCTTCAATTAGGAACTTGAGACAAGAAAATTACGAGAAAATCTCTGTTGCTAGTATAATAGAGCATGAGTTTATCTATAGAGGCACAAATTGAACAGTCTTTACTAAAAGCTCTTCAAGGAGCGGTTGGACGTATTGCATTTGCTGATTCACAGCAGCGTGTGCCTGTTGTTACGGGTCAACTAAAACGAAGTGGTTCATACTCAGATACTCCTGATGGATTTCAGATTGAATATACCGCACCATATGCAAAAGATGTGCATGATGGGTCTACCGGGGGTGGCTTAGATGCTCTACAGCCATATACATCAATAGTAAGAGAACATGATCGTAAAACTAAAAACGGCACAGTTAGAGTAAAAACACACCATAAAAGTTACCTTGGGATGAAGCCTCAAAGGATGGCTGGTGGTAATTGGGCAGTAGTGCGTATAAATACCTCAAGAAGGCCAAATCCTTATTTACAAAGCGCAGTAGATGAGAGGATGCAAAAAGTATTCGGCTCTTCGGGAGGTCTAGAACCATACATGCCTAGAACTATACGAGTCGATAGCATAGATTAGGAGAATAGTAATGCAACAGAATAGAATAGACCCAAATCTAAAAATTGTAATGTCAAATGCCTCCCGCATGGTGGGGCGTGTATTAGACGTTATAGATGCCTCATACGGCGACGATGTACAGCGACAGAAAATTAAGAAATTGATTCAACCTGCATTGTACGACTTCCGAAACGAGTGCATGGTAATTATTGAAAAGTTGAATATTAATGGTCAAACATTAATACAAGTCAATGAAGACCAAGAAATTGTTGGAACAGTTACTATGCAAAGTTCACAAGAATACGTAGAAAATCAACCATTATCTGAAGGAGAAGCAATTAGAGCAAGAATGAGGGCAAAAGATGCGCAAAGAGTAGACACAGGCGCAGACCCTGTTCCCGTTCAACAAGCCACAGAATCAATACCACAAGTGCAAGAAACAAGGTCCGGTCCGGTATCAATGGCACAAATTGAAGAGTTTGCACGACAAGGTAACAAAACTAACCTGTAATTTGCCTAGAAATAGCCATTTCTGCTAGGATATTTTCATAACTCTAGTATAATAATACGAGCAGTTTAGAACAACTGTTCGTATTTTGTTATAAATACGAGTCGATTTTTACCCTCAGGAGGGCTATATAGCATGGACAATCAACTGGACAACAATGCAATTTTAGAAATTGCAAAGCAGATGGAAGGCAACAGCCTTGCATTGGGCGCGGCAGTCGAAGTAATGACTGAATGGCGCGATCTTCAAAAGGCCGAGCAGGAAGCTGCTGACGCAGACTTGCAAAAGGCTCAGGATGAAGAAATTCAAGCAGCTTTGGTAAAGGACATTGCAAGTCAAGTTCTTTCTGAACTCCAGAAAACCCTAGGCAAGGTAGACCAAGGTATGCCCGGTCTAGATGGAGCAGACCCAAGCACTACGGCCCAATATGATGGGGACAAAAACGGAGCAGGTAAAGGTGGCGCAACTAACGTTGACGACAGCGAAACTCCCGTAGATGTTGATAAAGACATCAAGACCCAACAGGCTACTATTCAGGCAGCTTACACAATGAAAGCTGGCGACGACGAAGACCATGACGACGATGATGACGACGACATGAAGAAGGCTATGAACGGAAACGGTAATGGCAACGGCAATGGTAATGGCGACGACAAGTCTGACAAGTATCCCAAAAAGGAAGACGAACCTGAGGACGACATGAAGAAGATGGCTATCGCATTAGAAGGCCTTCAGAAGCAAGTTGCTGATCAGGAAAGTCTTATCGAAAAGGCTGTAACCGAGCGAACCGCAGCTAGCCTTCGAAAGATGGGCATTGTGGAAGCAAACAATCTAAAGCAGCCTGAACTAGTTACCAACGACGCTTTGATGTCTAGCGACTCTAGCGGTGGTTATGGTAGCATGCTAACGAAATCCAATGGTGATTTCTTGGGCGGCGCAGTAGAAGAACCAGAGTACGCAGTTGCTGATCAGCTAGCCAAGCTTAGCTATCACACAATGCGTGGCATGGAAGAAAACCTTGCAGCCGGTATTACAGACGGTTTGCCCGTTGAAGTAATTGAAGGCTGGAAGCCACGACGAACTGAGTAAGCTGTTTATACAGTTCAGGCAACACAAGCAAACATACCAATAAGGAGACTTACACACAATGGCTAATAACCCATCACTCATGGAGTTCATGGCTCAATCTCAGCGGGGATTGAATCAGTCCGTATATGGACCCCAGTTCTTGCAGAAGCAGACCTACTTCACGGTAGATACTTCCACGAACATTTTCAACACTACATACGGACGAAAAGTTTGGCATGCGCTTAACAACCAAACCCGTTTCTTTAACGCTCTACCAAGAGTTGTTTGGGGACAGACTGCTGGTTGGAGGATACGAGCGGACCGTGGCGATCAGCGATCACGCCCCGTTACTGAGACTGGCGCACTCCCGACAGTTGACATTTCAGACATTCAGGTAGTTAGTTCGCTACCTAGAACTATTGCTACCACATTTGGTGCAACAGTAAAGTCTGCATTTGTTGCTCAGCTTGAGGGTGGTGTCGGAGATGTTCTAGCACTTGAGAACGAGAACGCTCAGCTAGACCACATCAAAGAAATCCAGACGCAGCTTCTTAGCTCCTCAGCTATGATAGCTTCCTCAGGTTCCTCTACCACAACCGTACAGGGTACAACCCCTGCTTACGCATCCAACTTCCACGTTGGAGACTTAGTGGCTCACAACGACGCAACTGACAGCGCAGCGAACGACACTAGTGGTCTGCTCGTTTCCGCAGTTGCTTCCTCAACCGGAACTGTAACTCACGCCTCCGCTACGGCAGCAATTGCTGACGGTGACGTAATGTTCGCAGTCGGTCGTGGTGGAATGACTTCCATCGACGACATTGTTTCCATCGACGGAACTGCATTCGCAGCATCGGGTGGAGTCGGTATTGAGACTAACGTTTACTCTGGAATTACCTATTCTGACCGTACTTCTGGAAACTGGAATGCTGCTGGTTCAGTTCAGCACAACTCCGGTGTAGGCCGTGATCTCTCACTTAACCTGATTGACACAGCTATTCAGAACATTCGTCAGAATGGTGGAGACCCGAAGCTTATCGTACTCAACCATGACCAGTACTTCCGAATGGAACGATTGCTCGCTTCTCAGCAGCGATACAATGGTCAGGAAGACTATCAGGTAGGCGTAGGTAACGAGCGAACATTCCCCGGTACTCGTACCGGTTTGGTTCTCTCAACCTATCAGGGTATTCCAATCCTTCCTGATGCTGACGTACCCGGTTCAATGACCGCAGCGGACGCTGAACTTGGTTCAAACATCTACGTTCTAGACACGGACTTCCTTGAGATTGCAGTGGCTCAGCCTACGCAGTACATGGAGAACCGTGACTACTTCGCAGCGAACGCTCTAGTCGTGAGGGGACTTCTCTACACGCTAGGTGAGCTGCGTTGCAAGAACTTCATCACGCAAGCAAAGATTATTGACCTTAACGCCTAATCCGCAATAAGGAAATTATCAGGATACGCTAAAGGGGGCGGGTAGCGATGCCCGTCCCCTTTTAATAAATATAGGAGAATAAAAACATGACACAACCCTCATTTCGACTAGTGGATGCTGTCGGAAACGAAAGATTGCTTGCACGAATGGCTCAAGGTTTCGACTTTAACCATTGGAACGACGACGAAGTTTTGTACTTCGGAGACGACAAGGATGCTTACGTTTCTTGGGACGGTGACTCCCTAGAAATTACTTCTGCCGCTACGAACTTTTCGGCTGCTGTAACCCTTACAACTGGAGATATGACGGTCACGGCTGGTGATGCTCACGTTGTAGCTCAAAACCTTTACTTGGGTGCAGAAACGGCATTCGGAACCACCGAGCCGACTTCAGCGATTGTGTTTAAGCAGGGAACTGCGTTTGCTGGAGCGATTGGGACTTCTAGTGCTATTCAGTCTAACGGTACACTTCTTCGCAAGATTATTGCAGATGGAACTGTTAGTAACGTAGGCTAACATGACACTCGCTTTTGCAGAGGCTCCCCATGCTTTCACCGATAGCTTGCATCCAAGAAGTATGCCTGAAATCACATGGACTCATGGGGATGATCTCTGTAATTGCACCTTTCAACGGATAGGGGATTGGTCTAATCCTTATCTTGCCTTAACTCGTAGGGTTAGAGTGTGCTGTTTAGAGCAGCGTATGCTTGAGGGCAATGAAGACTTAGTGCAGGACATACCGGGATTCTTTAATGAGAATACCGGACAATTCGAAGCAGAGCCTTGGATGTGGGATGGCGAAGATGATATGCCTGACCATTTGTTCATGAGACAAACCGCTATTATTCAAGGATTGTCACTGGATGAAACACGAGTAAAGTTTGAAGGAGTGGAACCCCCGAAAGGGACTCCACGCCCAAAAGTAGTAAAGGAAAAGGTAATTATGAGCGAACATGAAGTAATTGGGCGACAGGTGATGCGTATTCAGGAACTAGAGAAGCAAACTAATGCTCTATTGAAGATGATCCATTCAATTAAAAGTGGTGAACTGGACTTGGATCGTATAGAATTACAGGATAATGGTTTTACAATTAATAATAAGGACGAAGTTATTGGTGAGGAAAAATAATTTATGGTTATAGCATCCAATCCAGCATACTTCCAATTTATAGCGGAAGACTCTGAGATTAACTTACTAGAGAAGTCTAATCCTGTTGGTGCTGTAACTAAGGAAGACATTTCTGACGCATTAGCTGAGTACGATCAGCAATTTCGGATAGGCCAAATTTCTAAAGCCGAACTATTGACCCTGCACCGTGCCTATCCAAGCAACCAAGAGTACGCTCAGGCGGCTCTCCAAAAAGGAATAATTGGGGATGAGGACTCTCCCGCCGTAGTGGTTGGTGGCCCCGCCTCTGTGGAAATGGTTGACAGAGAAGGTCACTTGATTACAATGGAAGCCATGCAAAAAGCTTTCGATAAGTTCATGGCGAGTAATAGAACTAGAAATGTCATGGTCTTACATTCAGACGTTCAAGTTGGATGGGCATTACCTGCTTACATTAATGCGTCTGGTCAAATTTTCAAGTCCGGTGTAAATGATGATAGACTATTTTTACTATCAGAAATCCGTGACGATACTAAAATTTCTCAAAGAGTAGTAAAACAAATAGAAGATGGTAAACTGCACAGCTACTCAATTGCAGGATCAGCTATTCAAACGCAAACTATCCAAAAAGGTATGATGCAATACATGCAAGTAGATGAGCTAGAGTTAGCTGAAATTACAGTATGTGAGCAAGGCGTTAACCAAGGCGCAAATTTTGATATTCTAAAAGGGCAAGCTCCTAGTGGAACATGCATTGATGGAAGTTGTTTAATTCCTTTAGAGAAAGACGACACGCCATTCAAAATGGAAGAGTTGGAATTACTGTTTAAGGAAGATGGTAGCATTGATTTCTTCGATACTCTCATTCAAAAACTAGATACTGAGGACGTAGAGATTCCTAGAGGCAAGAACGTAAACAGTGAGGATGATGAACACGACGGAGACTTCATAGAGAAGATACTTGGTATGGGGAAAAAGAATAAAATTGATTACGATGCTCTAGAAGAACACAGCAAGAATATGAAAGCTGATATTGATGCTGCACACGCAAAAATTAGCAGCCTAGCGGATAAACTACAACAGGCAAGTAGCACTCCACATCCCGCAGCTATTAGGTCTCAGGGCTTTCGTGACTCGATGAAAGCTATAAACGCAGCTAGGGCAGCAAAAGGTGCTTCGGAACCGGCACAAACCACTACTCCTAAAGTATCAGAACCATCTACATCAGTTGCATCGGTAGAATCGGTTGAAAAATCTAGTGATGGAGACTTTATCGAAACTATAAAAGCTGCTCTATATAAAGAAGGAGGCGGCGGCGGTGGCGGTGCTGGTGGAAACGGTGGCGGAGGAAATGGCGGAGGAAACGGTGGTGGAAATGGAGGCGGCTTCTCAGGAACACCAATGACGGTAGAGTCTTCAAAGTTTAGTACGACATATGGCGGGAATGGAAAACGTAAGAAAAAGAAGTTTGTTAAAATGTCTAATGATACTGATACGCAACTCTTTAAGGAAGACCCTAGAGCAGATGTTTTGTCTGCTATACTAGCTTCTTTGGGTGGACCTTTGGCGGGTCATTCATTTGTTGGACTACAAAATGAAGGTGGTCGTAGGGAATTGCATTCTCACTTAATGCGAGAACTAGGATTCCCCGAAGAAGTACACGAAGATACTATGCGTTACACCCCTGTGTCAGAGGAAAATCCTTCTGCACCTTGGAGACGAATGGCTCCTTGGAAAGTAAACGAAGCAGGAAGCGAAATGCATATGCCTATAGATACTCCTTCACATGGAAAACCAGCACCATTAGCTCATAACCAAGTTGGAATGACTAAATCTGCCATTGATTCATTTATAGAATGGAACGATGATGGCGGGAATTAAATCTATATATGGCTCTGACTTTGTAACAGAGTACGGACCTTTTAGGTTATATCAACCGGATGTAAATGCACATCCCGAATGTTTTATAGTAAAACACTCAAGACATAACACAATGGGTGTCCGACAATGGCCTCTTCAGGTGTATAATATGTTAGACGGGGCTAATTTAACTAGAGGTCGTGATGATATTAGTAATCCATTATCAACGTATTCATTCTTATTTAAGGGTGGCACCGTCCGAGTAGACACCAACATGGGTGTCGTAGAGATACAAAAGACACACCCAAGGCTGAATGAAGTGTTAAATGACTTCGGAACCCTTGGCACAATTGGGAATCAGATTAGCTTACGCTAAGGAGAGATTTTATACATGGGAACACTAGACGACAGATTTCGGGTTAGTCAAGGTGGGGCGTATGAGTTCGATAAAGATACAAACATATCTATTGACCAAAGCCTACGAGCCGCAGTCCGATATCGACCAATAGACGTTACACTTGACACTTCAAATACGGCAGAGGATGCTATTAACTTAGCAAGCCTTCCTGTATACACGGTTAACACAGTAAAGAATCCATCGTTTGAACACGCCACGCCAGCAACGGGATGGACAGCAGATGGATCAACGTTGGCTACAGGTAGCAACCAACGTACAGGTACCAACTCTCTATCTATTACAGGGGACAACAGCGCAGCAGGTGAAGGTGCTTACTACGTCTTAGATAATGATGTTGGTTCAACAGGAAATAAACCTACCGTAGTAATTGCATCTTTCTATGCAAAAAGGGCTTCTAGCTCTGGTGATACTATCCGAGCCGAAATTACAAACTCATCAGGTACATCTCTAGCTAATGGTAATACTATTACACTAACTACTAGCTATCAACGAACAGTTGCTTTCTATATAATTCCTCTTGGAACTACTTTTGATGATGGAAGGCTTTACGCACGGACCACAACACAGCACGGTACCGCAGTAGAAATTGATGACGTACAAGTAGAATACAGAGTGGGGCAGTCAAGTGCTACTCCGTTCGCATGGGGGGACGGTGGAATTGATTGTCATTGGGTAGACCCCAGTAATCCTACTACCACAGAATCTTTCCGAGAAACTCCCCTTCAAATCATAAGAGGATTTAGCTTGGAAGTAACAGGTGGGGACTTATTGGTGGCACTAGACCATACAGCACAGGCTTCGTTTACCGCTGTGGAAACGGGTGCTACTACAACTAGTGTTCTAATAAAATCAGGTAGTACATGGACAACTGACCAACCCATCAATCTAACTAGAAATATTAGTATAGTCAACCGAGTTTCAGGTGAAACACCAAGAATTCAAGGTTGGGTTTGGGGTCTAGTATAAATGCCAATTACACGAGAAAATACATCAACTAACGTAGCACGTAAAACTCTTACGTTCACAGGTGCAACTAGCTTAGGTGAAGTTGGTGCGGTGCCTTTGTTCACAGTAACAGGTGAGGTAATCATCAATAAGATTATACCTTACTGCACGACCAACCTAGCAGGAGGATCAGCCACATTGTCGCTAGGAGTTACTAGCGGGGTTGCTGATTTTATTGCGGCTACTACAGCTACAGATATTGACGCCAATGAATTTTGGGTAGATAATGCACCAGATGCTAACGGTGTAGCTATACCTGCTGCTTTAATGGATATTATTATTACTGATAACATCATTGGAACAGCAGCTACCGCTAACATCACAGGTGGGGTAATGGAATTCACAGTTTACTGGACGCCTATTTCGGTTGATGGTAACGTCGCCTAATTTGACAGTACAGAAAATTTGTGCTAGAATTTTGGACTAGGAAACAATATGAATCTAATTAAGAAATTACTTGGAAGAGTAATTAACGCTGTACTGACTTTAGTACTTGCGTTAATCGGTGGACTAGTTGCTATGATTTACAGCACAATTTACTCTACTATTATAGCAGCTAAAGACGGTAACATTGATATTGTAGAGCAAAAAGCTACAGAACATAAAGCATTTGTTTTATATTGGAACTTACTTAGGAGAATACCTTTTCTAAAAGTAGATAAGCAGTCACCAAAAACCCCTTGGAAATAGGGGTTTTCTGCTTTAAGGAGTAAAGCTACATGGCAAAATACAGTGAAAAAGATAGAGTAATATTGCACCCCAATATTACAGGTCAGTATTTTAAGTATGAAAATAGAATTGGAATCATCTTAGGAATAGAAGCCGATGTTTTACACAGACATCTTGGAGGGGTTGCGCAATATCGTGTGCTGCTTGAGGATGAAGACCCACCAGTTTATTTATCTTTATCTGAGAAGGAACTAATGCGAGCTAGACGAAATCCTCATTTTGGTTGGGGTTGACAATGAAACTCAATTCTGATACCATAGAAAATCTAGTACAAGAAGGAGTTCCTCTAAGTGACATCACTAGTACAATATTGGTACGCATTCCCTTTCAAGTTGGATCAGCGTTTACTTTACCCATCTGTGGACGGAATTTTATATTCCCTAAGCGTTATATAAGGGATGATCAATGGCTGCATGAGTTTTGTCATGTGGCTCAGATCAACCGGATGGGGGCAAAAGAGTATTGGAACCGTGTAGTTTTGGTAAGGTTCAAGCCCGGTAGCGGTGGTATATTGGGAAAAGATTTAGAGGAAGAAAAAGAATGCTATGGTATTCAGAGAACGTATCAAGCACGTAAACAGAAAGGAAAGAAGTGATGAGCGAACTAGAAACAACGACTACTAAGCCTAGTGGTGTTAAACAGTTGAGAACTGAAGTAGAACGACTAAGCGGATTCGTAAAGAAATACGCCGGTCATTCCAAGCCCTGCCCGTTCTTTATGGGCTATGAATGTGAATGTGGGTTTGCTGAGGTAGCTAAGGAATTTGGAATCGACTTGGAAAGAGATTAGACCTCATCTAATGGAATAAAAGTCCGTGTTTAGAGTATAATAAAATACGAAGGAATCCCTTTAAGGGCATTTCAGTAACTAGATTAGGGAGAATTAAACAGCAATGAGCAAACCCGTACTTATCTTTTTAGAAAGGCGTGAGTTCATGGCTGAAACTAATATCAATAGACTAGTAGGTTCTGGATTACGTGCGGCAGCAGCGGCACACCCCGGATGTATAGATCAATCTCT